AACTCGCCAGGTTCAAGCACCGCCGTATGGATGGCAGTGCCCAGCCGCATGCTGGCAGTCGGTTCGCGCCGTTCGCGCTGGGGGTCGAGGTACTTTGACCAGTAGTGCAGCGGCGAGCGCGCCACAACATCAAGGCCAGACTTCGAGATCCCGGCGCCGCCATGGTAGGCGTCGTTCGAGATCCCTTCGTAAATTCCGGTTTTCATGTAGCCCTTTCAATGTTCACGGTAAATCACCGCAAGTCAGGATTCTATACCTATTAAACTGACCGAGTGATAAATTTTTGCGTTATCATGTGGCATCGAAGCTACAATTCATTTCATATGAAACCCATCACAAACCCCGATCTTTACTGGCGTATCCGTGAACTTGCGGTCACTGCGCGGTGCACTGTCGGTGATCTACTGAGAGAAGCCAAGGTCAGCACAGCGGCCGCGCACGCCTGGACGCATGGCCATAAAATCCCACGCCCGAACACCCTCATGCGCATAACCCATGCGCATGCACGTCTGAAAGAAAAAGCCAAATGATTCGTTCTATTATTTCCCTGACCGTTGCCTTTGCCGTGCTGCTGTGCGTCGTCTTCACAATGGGGGTCGCTGCCAAGCTGTCATGGATCGCCGCGCTGGCTGGCTGGGGCATGCTGTGATCCTACGGCCGCGCCAGGTGCAGGCCATCGAGGATCTGAGAGCGGCCTACCGTGCAGGCAAGCGCGCGCCCGTACTGGTGGCGCCCACCGGATTCGGCAAGAGTGCCACCGCCAGCGTCATCATCCGCAGCGCCACCGAGCGCGGCAAGCGGGTCTGGTTCCTTGCCCACTTGCGCGAGATCCTGGACGACACCAGCAAGAAGCTGACAGCCGAGGGCATCGACCACGGGTTCATCATGGCCGGCAAGCAGGCCGACGCCAGCGCCGCGGTGCAGGTCGTCATGGTGCAGACTGCCGTCCGGCGCCTTGGCCGTGGTGAACGCCCGGATCTGATCGTGATCGACGAGGCCCACCTGGCACTGGCCGCCACCTACACCAAAGTGATCGAGGACTGCGGCAGCCCGTTGCTGCTGCTGCTGACGGCGACACCCATCCGCCTGGACGGCCGGGGCATGCGCGAGGTGGCCGATGTGATCGTGCCAACGTGCAGCACGGCCGAACTGATCGCGGAGGGTCTGCTGACGCCCATCCGGTATTACGCACCCAGCCAGCCGGATCTGTCAGGCGTGCGCACCATTGCCGGTGACTTCGCACCCGGCGACCTGTCGCGCGCCATGAACAGACCCAGCATCACCGGCGACGCTGTTGCCCATTACCGCAAGCTGGCGCACGGCAAGCCCGCGGTGGTGTTCTGCACCAACATCGCCCACGCCCAAGACACAGCCCGCGCGTTCAGGGCTGCCGGTTACGCTGCCGTTGCCATCAGTGGCGACAGCAAACCGGCGGAGCGCGACGCCGCCCTGCACGGTCTGCAAGCTGGCGACATCGACGTGGTGGTTAATTGCGCCCTGTGGGTCGCTGGCGTCGACTGCCCGGCCATCGGTTGCGTTATCCTGCTGGCGCCCACCAAGAGCCTGACCAAGTACCTGCAAAGCATTGGCCGCGGCCTGCGCACGCATCCCGGCAAGGACAGCTGCATCGTGCTGGACCACGCCGGCAACGTGCAACAGCATGGCTTGCCGACCGAAGCGCGCGAGTGGAGCCTGGACGGCGCCAAGAAACGCAGCCGCCAACCCGACGACGTGCCAGCGGTGCGCCAGTGCGAGCAGTGCTTCGCGTGCTACACGCCCCAGCCCGTCTGTCCGAGTTGCGGCCATGTGCACCAGGAGAAGACGCGCAAGCTGAACCTGGTCGACGGCGACCTGTCCGAGATCACCGAGGTGAAGCGCCAGGCCCGGCAGGAGGTCGGCAAGGCGCGGACCATCGAGGAACTGACCAAGATCGCGGACGAGCGTGGTTATGCACGCGGCTGGATCTGGCAGCAAATGCGCATCAAGTCATCCAGGAGCTTGCGCGTATGACGTGCCCTGACTGCACACACCCGCGCGTTACGCTGCTGGACGGCAGCATCACCTGCACATGGTCCAACGCCTGGCGACACCAGTGCGAGGCTGCGCACGTCTGCAAGATGCCGAGCCTGACAGCGCGCCGTGCTTATTTGTTTGAAATACACAACAGACGCGGAGAGGCGGCGGCCTTAGAATTGCGTTCCACGGTTGCAAAACTGTGGAAACAAGCCCAGCCGGCGGTGGCTAACACCGGCAGCCCCTGAAGGTGTTTTCATCCTTTCACACCAAGCCGGGGCGGACACCACGGAAAGACGTGGATTTTTTAATCAATCAAGGACAATTTCAAAATGGCTATCTCGAAAAAATATGATCTCGCAGTGAAGACCGGCAGCTACCAAGACAATCAGGGTCAGACCAAGAACCGTTACCAGAACATCGGCGCAGTGATGCAAGGCGACAACGGTCCGTTCCTGTTGCTGGACCCGCTGATTAATCTGGCAGCCGTTCCGCGTGAGCCTGGCAAGGACCGCGTCATGGTCAGCTGCTTCGAGCCGAACAAGGACGCACAGCAGCCACGCGCGGCAGCACCGCAGCGGTCGCAGCCCGCTATGGCGGACGACGACATCCCGTTCTGACCATGGCCAACCCTTGCGACAACTGCGGAGGCGCTGACGGCAAGCATGCCGCTTGGTGCTATGCGAACGGCAAGGCGGCTTCGGCTGCCTGGGTCGAGCAGACCACCACGACCCAGAATGACCCGGTGCATAACCCGGCGCATTACACAGCCGGCGCCATCGAATGCATCGACTACATGCAGGACGTGCTGACGCCGGACGAGTTCCGCGGCTACCTGCGCGGCCAGGTTATCAAGTACCAGCACCGGCTGATGGCCAAGGGCAACCCAGCCCAGGACGCCGCCAAGCTGGTCTGGTACGCCAACCGACTGGCTGAGCAGCTGTGAGTGAAGCCGCCATCCAGCAGCAGGTCAGGCTTGCCCTGTCGGCTGCTGGGTCGGTGGCGTTCCGCAACAACATCGGCGCCTACCAAGACCCCAAGACCAACCGGCCTATCAGGTACGGCGTCTGCAATCCCGGCGGATCTGACCTGCTGGGCTGGACGCCGGTGGTAGTCACTCATGACATGGTGGGCACTACCATCGCGGTGTTCACGGCGGTCGAGGTCAAGACCAGCACCGGCAAGCCTACCGAGCCGCAGCTTAATTTCATTGCCCAGGTGCTACGCGCTGGCGGCTTCGCAGGCATCGCCCGATCTGGCGCCGATGCCGTTGCGATTACGCGACAAGTTACAAAATAATTCGCTTAGTTAGGGTTTGTCCTAGTCGGTATGCCAAATAACTTGGCATAATACAGTCATGGGCAGCAAGGTGCTGACCAACAACCGAAAGCAGATATGAAATTCAACAAGTACAACATCACAAGCGGTACAGCTAAGGTTCGCGTTCACTACGTCGCTGACAACCGCATTGATGGCCGCAAGTGCGTTACCCTGTACGCCAAGGATTACGGCCACGGTCTTGGCGAACTTTTCTATGATGACTACAAAAACGAAACAGACACATCGACCGATTACTTTGAAACAGGTCGGGTCGTTCTTTTTGAAACCCACCAGCATTACAGCGCGGCCCGCATGCGTGCAGCAGCCTAAACCAACCGGCCCCACGGGGCCATACTTCCCACCACCAACCGAAAGCACCAAATGAAACCCAGCCACTTTGTAACACCCCGCACCATGGAGGACGCCGTCTTCCAGCCATGGGGCCAAGCCATCCACTATGAGCAGCCGCGCCGCATCGACCGCCAGGACCGTATTGTCCTGTGGGGCAGCCTGGTCGCCGCCATCGCAACGGCCATCATCCTGGTGGTGACAGCATGACCACACCAACCCGCATCCAACACGGCACCGCTGACTGGTGGGTTCTGCAAACCCTGCGCGACTTCGGAGCCATGACGGCCGCCGAGCTTTGCAACCTGGGCACCCACGAGACGCCCGAGGCACTGAAGCGCACCCGTTACATGCACATGGTCGGCGTGAACCACGACAAGATGATGGAACTGCAACCCAAAGGTCGCAACGCGCTGATCAGTGCCAACCAGGAGCGCGCCAGGCCGGGCAAGCAGCTGCCAGCCCTGCCCCGCACGACGGTCAACAGCACCCAGCGCGAGATCTACACCGGCCGCGAGTTACAGCCGTTCGACGGTCGACCTGGTGCCATGGATGCGTTCGACCTGCCCAGCGTGATGCTGGACCGCCGGACGTGGCGCGATGGACGCGTCGAGGTGTTCGCATGATTACGATGCAGCCGGACACCTGGCGCATGAGGCTGGCGCATTACGCGCGTGCCGTTCGCCCTGTGCTGGTCGGCATGGGGCTGGCCACTGTTCTGATTTTTGCGTTGATACTATTTCCAAGGGGTACGTTATGAGTTTCACCCGCTACTGCGACGGCATGCGCCAGCCCTGTCCGCACCCGCACAACTGCACGGTCGACTGTGAGTTCAACACGGCGACACTGCCGACGCCGGAGGAATACCGCGTGCTGGTCAGCGAGCGCAAATTGGTCTGGGCATCATGGGCACTGGTTGCCCTGATCGCCTGCTCCATGATTGTGGGCGCTTCGTTTCTGATTGTGGGGCTGCTGTGAGCCGCGCCGTGATGCAGCTGGCGCTTGAGGATCTGGAAAACGCCCAAGGTAATTATGGTGAATATTGGTTGGACACTATCACAGCCCTGCGCAACGCCTTGGCACAGCCAGAGCAGGAGCAGGAGCCGGTGGCTTGGATGTTTCAGCATGAAGAAACTGGACGAACTATGTGTGTGGATGCACAGCAAGTTGAATGGGGCTTTGAAAAAGGCAACCCACGCTTTCAAAAGATTGGCCCACTCTACACATCACCACCAAAGCGCCAGCCGCTGAACAACTTCGAGAGGTTTAATGGCGTAGATATTCAATTCAGAAGAAGCGGGACAGACTGGGTTAAACCATACCGCGTGCAGGTGCTGGTCAACAAGAACGAGCGCGAGGAAATGCGCACGACAGTATTCTGCGACACGCTAGACGAAGCCATCGAAGCCGCCCACGGCATCGGGGATGAGCAATGACCAACGCACCCATCGCCTGCCTGTACAAAGGTTTCCTTTACATGGCGCATGAATTCCCAAGCGGGATACCAGCCAACGCTATGCCGCTGTACGCTGCACTGCCAACCACCCAGCCGCTGACCGAGGACGAGATCGAGGCAGCACTGGGACACGATACGCTGGAATACCGGCACGGCTTTACTAACGGCGTTCGCCACGCTGAAACTACCCACCATATCAAATGACCAAATGCAAATGCCCACCATTCAGCCCGTTCCTATGGCGGACAAACCCGAGCGAGTTGAACATCGCCAAGATGAGCCGCAACGCTGACATTTCCAGCCAGTCGACCCGCAAGGTCAACGCCAGCCGCAAGAACGGCATCGAGCCAATGGCGCTGAGTCCAATGTCCAACAAGCCACTTGCGCACAGCCTGAACCCCAAGGCGGGTTACTTGCAGCCAACCATCGGCCGCAGCAAATGAGCGCGCATACACCGGGGCCGTGGATTGTGGGGCGCTGCTCATGGAATGACGAAGGTAACGTCTGCTACGAGCTTGAGGGTATCAAGCAAGGACGCGCGGCTGATTCCCGCCTAATCACGGCCGCGCCTGACCTGTTGGCAGTGTTGCAAGACCTTCAAGAGTCCGCCGCGTACTGGTCTGAATATGACGTGCCGCTTGGAATTGTTGACCGGATCAACACCGCCATCGCCAAAGCCACCGGGGCTAAGCCATGAGGAAGCGCAGCAAATACCGGCCGCGGCCGATCTGTGTCGACACCATGGCCTGGGTCAAGGAGACGCTGGAACCCATCCGCACGCGCAACGAGGGGACTACGTTCAAGTTGCGCAACCACCAAGCGATGCTGTCGCTTGCCCAGGGCGCCGGCACCAGGCCCGACGTGGACGTGGTGATCGACGCCCTGAACGTGACCGAGGCACTGGCGCGCCTGGACGTGGGCAAGGACTGGTCGACCGAGATCAAGGCCGCCCAGGATGCACTGCTTGCCATGGCGGCCCGCGGCGTTGCTGCCGGTGATCGCTTCGTGTTCAAGGGCACCGAGCTTGCCGCTGTCAACCTGGCCATGGACGTGCATGACGCACAGCTGGACGCCGTGAACGTGGGCAAGCTGACCGACGCCATCAAGCTGGTGCGCCTGGTCAAGAGGTCCGGTGGTGCGCGGGTGATCGCATGACAGCGGGTGAGTTTTGCGCAGCACAGGCAGCGTTGAGGATGAAAAACCGTGATGTTGAGGCGCTGTGCGGCGTGTCGGACCAGACTGTAATCAACTGGCGCAAGGGGTATCGTCGGGTTCCTGGGGCGGTACAAACCCTGATTCGAGAAAGGGTTGCTAGGTCTGAACCTAAGGTATGATTCGAACCCAGACGGGTTCTTGAGCGCGGCCTGTCTGGACTTTCCAAAGTAGCGCTGTTCAAGGTTCGTATGTCAGAAGATATTTCCCCGCACGCCCTGCCGTTTCAATCTCGCATGCGCGAGTTCATTAAATCCGGCGAGAACGCTGCCCATCCCGAGGTTTCATACACGGTCCACGCTTATGTGGATCTAGCCAAGCGGATTCTGCTTGAGCATCGCGTCCGAGACTTTACAGCTGCCGACGTGGTGGCGCTGGCTGGCATCATGGAGCAGCGAGATCGCGAGATGCGCATACTTTCGCGCGCCGGTGGGGAGCAAGCATGATCGCGCCCATCACCGAGTCCAACACCCCAGCATTCCCCGCTGAGCTTTTAACCAGGCAGCAATGGCTGATCTGGAAGTTCGTCCAAAAGCCTGGACAAAAGAAGCCCAGCAAGATGCCCTACTATGCCAGCGGCACCATTCGTAACGGACAGCAAGGCAGCGAGGACGACCGCCGCAGCCTGGTTGATTACGACACGGCCGTGGCAGCCATGCACGGCAACGCAGCGGACGGCTTGGGTTTTGCGTTTCTGCCGAATGATGGCCTGATCGGCATCGACATAGACGGCGCCCTGAACGATGACGTGCCGGAAGAACGCAGGCAACGCGCCGCCAGCATCATCAAGGCATGCGCCAGCTATACCGAGTACAGCCCCAGCATGAACGGCGTTCACATCATCGCCACGGGTCACACTGAGACATTCAAGTCGAACGAATTGGGCATCGAGGTGTTCTGTGGACGTCAGTTCTTCACAATGTCGGGTAATCCCTACCCTAACAGCGTCAGCCATATCGAGCCGCTGAACGACGAGACGCTGGTCAAGCTACGCCGCACCGTCAAACAGGTGGCAGAGCAGGCGCCAGCCAGGCCCGTGCCGCAACCGGCAGCGAACGAGCGCATCAAGCTAGAGTCCGCGCTGGTCTTCATTAATGCCGACTGCGGCTATGAGGACTGGATACGGGTCGGCATGGCTATCCATGCTGAACTGAGCGACGGCGGCCTGTCGATCTGGGACTGGTGGAGTTCACGCAGTACGAAATACCCAGGCGCCCGTGAGGTCGAGAGCCATTACCGCAGCTTCAAGCCTGGCGCTGTCACCGTTGGCAGCCTTTACCGCATGGCTATGGATGCGGGCTGGCGCCCGCCTAAGCCGGTGGCGGTCATCACTGTGCAGCCGTCGGTGGCCATGGGTGAGAGCCTGCCAGCCAACGACAACGACCCCGTGCTGATGACCCGGCCAGAGCTTATCCAGCAGTTCGGGCTGGAGGTGAACAGCAAGGGCGAACCCTACGCATCCACCGCCAATATCACCAGGGCGCTGGCCGCAGACCCTGCCCTATCTCGCAATATCTGGTACGACGAATTCCTACAGCGCATTGTCACCGCATGGCGCTGCGCTGAACCCCGAGAGTGGGCAGACGTGGATGACATCAACCTACAAATTTACTTGCAGGAGACGCTGGGCACGCCACGCCTGGCCAAGTCGACCGTTCAGGATGCGGTCATGGCCGTGGCCTATATGGACGTTCGCAACGAGGCCCGCGCCTACATTGAGTCGTGCGCATGGGACGGCGTGGAGCGCCTGCCAGGGTTCTTTGTGGACTGCTTTGGCGCTGAGCCTTCCGAATATGTGAGCCAGTCAGGCGTAAATTTCTGGGTTTCCATGGTCGCCCGTGTCATCCGGCCAGGCTGCAAGGTGGACAACATGATCGTGCTTGAGGGCGCCCAAGGGGCAGGCAAGTCGCGCGCATTGAGCATCATCGGCGGAAAATGGTTCACAGAGGCGCACCGAAGCCCAACCGACAAGGACTTTTTTGTTGAGCTTGAGGGCAAGATGCTGGTCGAGATCGGCGAGATGGACGCCTTCAGCCGTGCCGAGGTCAACAAGACCAAGCAGGTCATTACCTGCCAAACCGACCGATTCAGGACACCATACGGCAAGCATGCGGCGGACCATCCGCGGCGCTGTGTGTTCGCCGGGACGACCAACAGAGACGACTGGAACAAGGACGAAACCGGCGCCCGTCGGTTCTGGCCGGTGTACTGTTCCAGCATCAGCCACAACCTGATTTCAGAAGGACGTGACCAGATGTTCGCTGAAGCGTTGCACCGGCTGACCAAGGGCGAGCGGTGGTGGGATATGCCAGAGGGGCAGACCAAGGCGGCACAAGAGGCACGCAGAGACACCGACGAACTGGAGCCAATGATCGCCGGATGGTTGTTCGATCACCGCGAGATTAACGTGGGCGAGCTGATGATGGACATGATGCGGCTGCCTATTGAGCGCCAAGACAGGCCCATGCAGATGCGCATTGGCAAGTGCTTGAGGGCGCTGGGCTGGGTGAAGTCGAGCCAGCCCGTCTATCGAGGTGGTCGCAGCGTGAGGGTCTGGACTAGGGCAGGTAGTGAGGTAGTGAGAAACGAGGAGGAAAAACCCTTTTAAAATCAACGATCCTCACTACCTCACTACCTCACTACCTATAAGTGAACACTATATAGAATAGACATTGGCACAGCATATACAGTGCATAGGAAGTTATAGAAACGGTAGAAAGGTAGTGAGAGGTAGTGAGGTAGTGAGACTGCCTAAGTTAGCAGTCACTAACATTCACGCGAATACAACACACCAGCGCCCAACCTGGCGCTATCATCACACCATGCAAGTCTCTGTCCAATCCAATATCCGCGAGATCCTGCCCAAGCTGGACAGGTTCACCAGCAAGCAGGCGCCGTTTGCCATCGCGCTGGCGCTGACCAACACAGCCATGGCGGTCAGGAAGCAGATGAACCTGGAGACGACCAAGGTCTTCGATAGGCCAAGCGCGTTTACTCGCAGAGCGTTCCTGTTCAAGAAGGCAGACAGGGTAACGCTGACCGCTTATGTGTTCGCCAAGGATAAGCAGGCCAAGTATCTGAAGGCCCAGGTCCAAGGTGGTGGCCGCAGGGTCAAGGGCTTTGAGAAACGTTTCGCAGCTGATGGTGGCCAAGACAGCGGCGTGCGCGGCCAGGCTTTAGTTCCGACCGATAAGATCAAACGAGACAGATACGGCAACGTCAGCCTGTCGCAGATCAAGCGCATCACCGCCGATATGAACACCAAAGGGTCAGCTGGTCGCTACTTTATCGGCAAGCCAAAGGGCGGCGGTAAGAACGGCGGACGAGGCCATGGCATCTATGCCCGAGTCAATAACAACACGCGCATCGAGGCGTTGATGGTCTTCGCATCTACACCGCAATACAAGAAGCGGTTCGACATGACAGCCATCGGTCGTCGCGTTGTGTCTGAGACATTCGAGCAGAACCTTCGCAACGCATGGGCCAGGGCACTTGCCACAGCCCGCTGAGCATGGGCAAGAACCGTGCCACATTAATTTCCAAGGTACTCCCGGAGGGGTGCCGCCCGTGGGTCATTCACTCGCTCGAGATTAAGTTAGTGAGCACTAACCAACCGAGTTGCGGTTAAACTTTCCAACCATGACGAAAACCCAACCTTCACCCATCGCGGCCATGGCCGAGCGAATCGAACTGTGGCCCGCTGAGCGCCTGCAACCCTACGCGAAGAACGCACGCACGCACAGCGACGAGCAGGTCGAACAGATCGCCGCGTCAATGCGCGAGTTCGGCTTTACGAATCCCATCCTGGTGGACAGCGCCGACGGCATCATCGCGGGCCACGGCCGGCTGATGGCAGCCAAGCGCCTGGGGCTGGCGCAGGTGCCGGTCATCGTGCTGGACCACCTGACCGACGCCCAGCGCCGCGCCTACATCCTGGCGGACAACAAGCTGGCTCTGAACGCTGGCTGGGACGACGCGCTGCTGTCGGAGGAACTGCGCAACCTGAACGACGAAGGCTATGACGTTTCTGTCATCGGATTCTCTGACGACGAACTTACTGGTCTGCTTGACGATAGCGAGGAACCGGGGGACGCGTTAACCGACCCGGACGAGGTTCCCGATGTCCAGGCGGACACAGTCTCCAAGCCTGGCGATGTTTGGCTGCTTGGCAAGCACCGGGTCATGTGCGGGAGTTCGACGGACCTGGACAACGTTGACCACCTGCTGCTTGGCAAGAAGGCCGACATGGTTTTCACCGACCCGCCGTACCTGATGAACTTCACTGGCGCCATCAACCACGAAGGCAAGAAAAGTTCATCCGGTGCAAAGCATGAGGTCATCACAAACGACAACCTGTCCGAAGAGGAAGGACAGCAGTTCCTGCGAGACGTGTCGACGGCCATCAGCCAGTATTGCAACGGCGCCTGGTACGTCTGTTTCTACCGTCTTGGCATTGACCGCCTGATGAACTCGATGACGGACGTTGGCCTGAAGTGGCGCAACCTGATCATCTGGAAGAAGAACAATCTGAACCTGTCGAACAGCGACTACAAATCAATCTACGAGCCGATTGTTTACGGCTGGTCCGGCGACTACGAGCCGATCCTGTACGGCTGGAACCACAAGCACGAATTCCATGGCAGCAAGGGCGCGACCGACATCATCGAGATCGTCGTTCCCAGTGTTTGGGAAATCGACAAGACCAAGAAGAACGACCTGCACCCAACCATGAAGCCCGTGGCGCTGTGCGAGGCGGCCATCCTGAACAGCAGCAAGACTGGCCAGACGGTGCTGGATCTGTTTGGCGGGTCTGGGTCGACGCTGATTGCGGCCGAGCAGAACCAGCGAGTTGCCCGCATGATGGAACTGGAGCCGAAGTACGTCGACGTCATCGTCCGCCGCTGGCAAGAGTTCACCGGAAAGACCGCCACCCTAGAGGCCGACGGCCGCACCTTCAACGACCTGGCGGCTGAGCGCGTGCCCGCAGCCGCATGAGCGATGGCAGCGTCACCCTGACCGAGTACGCGCGCCAGCGTGGCGTGAGCCATGAGGCGGTGCGCAAGGCGGTCAAGGTGGGCCGGCTGGCCAAGTCGGTGGTGTTCGGTCCAACCGGCAAGGCGCGCATCATCCCAAGCATTGCCGAGGCTGAGTGGTCAGCCAACACCGACAGCGCCCAGCAGCGCGTGCCCGCGGTCGCGCCGCCCCGCCCGGTGGCTGAGCCTGAACCCGAGCAGGCCACCCGAGACGAGCCGCGCACCGCCACGTTCCAGCAGGCCCGCACGCTGCGCGAGGCTTACATGGCCCGGCTGGCCCGGCTGGAGTACGAGGAAAAATCATCGCTATTGGTCAAGGCTGACGCCGTGAAGAACGAGGCGTTCAAGACCGCCCGCATTGTGCGCGACAACATCCTGAACATCCCGGACCGCGTGTCTGCCGAACTAGCGAACGAGACGAACCAGTTCAAGGTTCACCAGCGTTTGATGCTGGAGCTACGCCGGGCACTTGAAGAATTGAGAGTTGATACATGACCCAGAGCCGCACAATGTCCGCCGTCGAGAGCGTCGCCAACGTGGCGGTCGGCTACGGCGTCGCCGTGCTGACCCAGGTGGTGGTGTTCCCGCTGTTCGGTTTGCACGCCACGATGGCTAGCCACCTGACCATCGGCGCCGTGTTCACGGTGGTCAGCCTGGCGCGGAGCTACTGCCTGCGCCGGGTCTTCAACCGGATGCGGTGATGGACGGCGCCCAAACCTACCGCGAAGCGTTCGCCGCCGGCATGCGGCCGGACCCCGACTACACCGTCAGCAGCTGGGCGGATGCCAACCGCATGCTGTCACAGAAGGCATCGGCTGAGCCTGGCCGCTGGCGCACTGAAAGAACACCCTATTTGCGCGAGATCATGGATGAGATGTCACCATCCAGCCCCGTGCAGCGCGTGGTGTTCATGGCTGGCGCCCAGGTCGGCAAGTCCGAGACGGGTAACAACTGGCTGGGCTTCGTCATCCACCACGCGCCCGGTCCGATGCTACTGGTGCAGCCGACGGTCGACACGGCCAAGCGGTTCAGCAAGCAGCGCCTGGCGCCCATGATCGAGGAAACGCCCATCCTGAAGGAGCGGATCTCAGACAACAAGAGCCGCGACGCCAGCAACAGCATGATGGCCAAGGACTTCCAGGGCGGCGTGCTGATTATCACGGGGGCCAACAGCGCGACCGGCCTGCGGTCGATGCCGGTGCGGTATTTGTTCCTGGACGAGATCGACGCCTACCCGGTGGACGTGGACGGCGAGGGCGACCCGATCCAGCTGGCGGAGAAGCGGACCACGACCTTCGCCCGGCGCAAGGTTTATATGTGCAGCACGCCCACCATCAAGGACGTGTCACGCATCGAGCGCGAGTTCCTGCGCAGTGACCAGCGGCGGTACTTTGTCCCCTGCCCGCACTGCCAGCACATGCAGTTCCTGAACTGGAAGAACATCAAGTGGACGCACGACGACCCGGACACGGCGGCCTACGCCTGCGAGGAATGCGGCACCCTGATTGACGAGCGCCACAAGACGGACATGCTGGCCGGCGGCCAATGGCGGGCAACCGCACCCGGTGACGGCAAGACCGCGGGTTTTCACCTACCATCGTTGTATTCCCCGCTGGGCTGGAAGTCCTGGTCGGAGATCGTGGCAGAGTTCCAGCAGGCCAAGGGCGACGCATCGCTGCTGAAGACGTTCGTCAACACCGTGCTGGGCGAGACGTGGGAGGATGACTACAGCGCCAAGCTGGGTGCCGACGATCTCAAGAGCCGGGTCGAGTTCTACCCGCCAGGCATTGCGCCTGCGCGCACGCTGGCCATCACGGCGTCTGTGGACGTGCAGGACAACCGTCTGGCTGTGTCGCTGTGGGGCTGGGGCCGTGACGAGGAAGGCTGGATCATTGACCACGCGGAGATCTACGGCGACCCGTCGCAGCCGGCTATCTGGGCACAGCTGGACGAGTTGATCCTCAAGCCGGTCGCGCATGAGTTGGCGGAGCCGCTGACTATCGCGGCGGTGGCCATCGACAGCGGCGGACACTTCACCAGCGAGGTCTACGCCTACGCGCGCGACCGCAAGAAGCACAACGTGTTCGCCATCAAGGGCCAGTCGCAACGCGGCAAGCAGCCCATCGGCAAGCCCACCAAGGTGGATCTGAACTGGAAGGGTCGCACGCTGAAGGCTGGCGCCGAGGTCTACCCGGTCGGGTCGGACACCATCAAGGGCACGGTGTTCGCCAGGCTGAAGCTGATCGCGCCGGGGCCGGGTTACTTGCACTTCCACGCCGAGCTACCGGCGGACTATTTCGACCAGCTGACCGCTGAGAAGCAGATCACCCGCTACGTGAAGGGCTTCCCGGTGCGCGAGTGGGTCAAGAAATCAGGCGCGCGCAACGAGGCACTGGACACGCTGGTCTATGGCTACGCTGCTTTGCAGTGGCTCTATACCCGATACAGCCGCCGAACAATCTGGGACCAACTGGAGAAATCACTGAACATCACAGCAAAGCCAGAGACACCCAAGCAGGTAACGCCGACAAATAAGCCCCGGCAAGGTACAATCAAGCGGAATAACTTCATGACTAGCTGGTGATAACATGACAATACCCGCGCTTATTTACGCTGGCGATACCGTTAAATGGAACCAGCCGGCCACTGATGCACAGAGCAGCACCGCCAGCTGGGTGGCTACATTCGTGCTTCGCCACCAGACTGGTAACGACGCGCTGACGCTGACCGGCGTTGCAGACGGCGCTGGCGGCTGGAACTTCACCATCACGGCCGCACAGTCAGCAGAGTTAGACCCTGAGACGCATTGGTGGCAACTGGTCGTAACCAAGTCAGCTGAGCGTTACACGCTGGGCACTGGGTCGGTCATAATTGCTGACAACATACCTGGGTCTGGCAACACCTACGACGGCCGCACGCAAGCGCAGCAAGACCTGGACGCCCTACGCGCTGAGATGCGCGCCCGCATCAGTGGCGGCAGCGTGCAGGAATACAGCATCGGCAATCGGTCGCTGAAGAAAATGCCGATGGCGGATCTGATCGCACTTGAGAAGAATTTGAAGATGGACATCGTTCTTGAGAACCGCCGGCGTCGCATTGCCGAGGGGCTGGATTCTGGCCGGTCTGTTTACGTACGGTTTGGAGGCTAACCCATGGGCATTTTAGATTGGTTTTCACGGGCCAAGCCCACGGCACCCGCACCGCGCAAGCGTAGTTTTGAGGGCGCCACGTACAACCGCCTGGTGGCTGACTGGATTACAAGCAGCACCAGCATCGACTCCGAGATCCGCAAAGACCTGAAGAAGCTGCGCGAGCGGTCGCGCGACCTGGCGCAGAACAACGACTACGCCAAGAACGCCATGAGGGTAATCACTAACAACGTGGTGGGCCAAGGCATCAACATGCAGGCCAGCGTCAAGATGCGCCGCGGCGGCCGCATGGACGACACGACGAACGAAGCCATCGAGCGGTCCTGGGAGAAGTGGAAGAAGCGCCGCTACTGCCACGCCGGCGGCATCCTTTCGTTCAACGACATGGAGCGCCAAGCCATTCAGGCGGTTGCCGAGTCCGGCGAGGTGTTCATCCGCATCGTTCACCAGGCATTCGGTGGCGGCCGCGTGCCGTTGGGGCTGGAAGTTATCGAGGCCGACCGCCTGGATGAGCAGATGAACGACGCCGCACGCGGCACTGGCAACGAGATCCGCATGGGCGTAGAGCGCGACAAGTGGGGCCGCCCGGTGGCGTACCACTTCAAGACCGACCACCCTGGTGATTACCCGTTCGGGGCTGGCGCTGTGAACAATCAGCCGGTGCGCGTGTTGGCCAAGGACGTGCTGCACCTGTACAAGCAGGAGCGGCCAGGCCAGACCCGCGGCATCCCATGGCTGGCCACGGCCATCATGCGCCTGCACCACCTTGGCGGTTACACCGAGGCGGAGGTTATCGCCGCGCGCGCTGAAGCGTGCAGGATGGGGTTCATTACCAGCCCCGAAGACGACGCCATGCAAGACGGGACGGCCAATGGTCAGCCGGTCACGAACTTCGAGCCGGGCAAGATCGAGCGCCTGCTGCCTGGTGAGGAATACACCGAGAGCAAGGCCAACCGGCCCGGCGGCCAGTTCGAGCCGTTTGTCCGCGCGATGCTGCGTTCTATGGCTGCCGGTATTGGCGTGAGCTACGCCACGCTGTCGCGTGACTACAGCGACGCGAACTATTCGAGCAGCCGCCTGTCACTGCTGGACGACCGGGACAACTGGCGCGTCTTGCAGACCTGGATGATCGAGAACTTCCACCGTCCTATTTTCGAGGAATGGCTGGACATGGCGGTCCTGTCCGGCGAGCTTTCGCTGTCCGGCTATGAGGCGAACCCGGATCTTTACCGCGCTGTGCGCTGGATCCCGCGCGGCTGGGCATGGGTCGACCCGGCCAAGGAAATGGAAGCCTACAAGAACGCGGTTCGTTGTGGATTTACAACACTTGCGGACGTGATCGCCAGCCAAGGCGGTGACATCGAGGACGTGATGCAGCAGCGCAAGCGTGAATTACAGATGGCGGCAGACATGGACCTGATGTTCGACACCGACCCGGCTGCTGTCGACAACAAGGGGTCGACACAGTACGCGGCGCCCGAGGCTGCGGAGACGCCGGACACATCCGAAGACGTCAGCGAAGATCAGTGAATGTAAGTGAATACTCACTTCAAGTTATAATCAAGCAAGCGCACAATTAGCCCAACCTGGGGAAACAATGCAAGACACACAAAAGCGGTTCCAGCTTCCGCAGCTGACCCGAGCGATTGACGCGGGGGGTATCACCGTCGACGCTGAGACGCGCACGGTCGAATTCCCGTTTTCCTCAGAGTTGCCGGTCGAACGCTGGTTTGGTGACGAGGTTCTGAGCCACAACACCGGAGCCGCTGACCTTACACGCCTGAACGATGGCGCCCCACTGTTGTTTAATCACAACATGGACGAGATCATTGGCGTGGTCGAGGAAGCCCGCATCGGTGCCGATAAACGCGGCTACGCCCGCGTTCGCTTCGCCAAGACTGCCCGCGCTGACGAAGTGCTGGGCATGGTGAACGACGGCATTCTGCGCAACGTGTCCTTTGGCTACCGAATTGCCGAGATGACCGAGAAGGTCAAGGACGGCAAGTCCACATTTATGGCTACCCGCTGGGAGCCTTACGAAATTTCCGCTGTCACGATCCCGGCCGACAATTCCGTCGGCTTTGGGCGAAGTGACGACGGCGATGCGCGCGATGTAATCCTACATCGTTCCGAAGATTCCGCGCCTGCGGAGCAACCACCCGAGGAAATTACTATGACCGAAGCAACCACGCCAATCGTGGATGTGCAGGTGGTCGCTACGCAGGCCGCTGAAGCCGAGCGTTCGCGCATCGCTGCCATCTCTGCACTTGGCGAGAGATTCAACCATCCTGATTTGAGCCGCAAACTTATTAACGAGGGCAAGTCGATGGACGAAGCCCGTTCCGCATTCCTGGAGGAAATCAAAGTGGACCAAAAACCTATCACCGGCAAAGAAGCCGACCTGGGCCTGTCGGACAAAGAAGTCCGCGCCTATTCGTTCATTCGCGCAATTCACGCGATGGCCAACCCGCAGGACAAGAGCGCATGGGAAGCAGCAGCTTTCGAGCGTGAACTGTCTGAAGCCGCATCGAAAAAGACCGGCCGGGCTGCCCGCGGTTTCATGATCCCTGCTGACGTGTTGCGCCGCGACCTGACCGTTGGCACAGCTACCGCTGGCGGCAACCTGGTTGCAACCGACTTGCTGGCTGGTTCGTTCATCGACTTGCTGCGCAATCGTTCGGTCGCTGTCCGCGCCGGTGCCACGGTCCTGAATGGCCTGGTCGGTAACATCGCCATCCCGCGCCAGTCTGGTGCAGGTACGGCGTACTGGGTCGCTGAGTCCGGCGCGCCTACCGAGTCCCAGCAGTCCGTCGACCAGGTGACGATGTCGCCTAAGACCGTCGGCGCCTATACGGACTTCAGCCGCCGCCTGACTTTGCAGTCGAGCATCGACATCGAGACAATGGTCCGCTCTGACCTGGCCACCGTCATTGCCCTGGCAATCGACAAGGCTGCGCTGTACGGCACCAACGCCAACAACCAGCCAAAGGGCTTGACTGGCCAGGCCGGCATCAACACCGTCGCATTCGCAGCCGCCAACGCTACGTTCGCCGAACTGGTGGAAATGGAAACCGGCATCGCCAGCGACAACGCTGACGTGAACGGCATGGCCTACCTGTTGAACCCTGCCCAGCGCGGTGTTTACAAGTCGAGCACCAAGTTCGGTTCAGGCACCGACGCGACGATCTGGGAGCCGGGCAACACGGTGAACGGCTACCGCACCGAAGTGTCCAACCAGATCACAGCTGGCGACGTGGTGTTTGGCAACTTTGCCGACCTGCTGATCGGTTTCTGGTCCGGCCTGGATCTGATGGTCGACCCGTACAGCAACAGCACCAGCGGCACTATCCGCGTGGTTGCCTTGCAAGACACCGACATCGCTGTCCGCCACGCTGAGTCGTTCTCCTACGGCAAGTACACTGCACCCTAAGCAGTAACAGAGGAAGGGCCGGCTAATCCCGGCCCTTTTTTCACATGAACATCTTGATCCTGAAAAACACCGTCGCAGATGGCCGCATTGTTGCAGCCGGTCAAGCCGTGGACGCATCCGATGCTGACGCGCGCGTACTGATCCGCATGGGCAAGGCCATCGCCACCGTGGCAGCTGAGACGGCGCCAGCAGAGCCGGTCGCTATCCCTGACGACAAGCGCAAAGGCCGATTCCGTGGCAATAAGTGAAAACCTTGACGTGTTCCTGGCTGACTTCGGCGTGTCCGTGTCAGATGGGGTCAGCACGTCAATAGGCACGCTTGATATGCCCAGCGAAGTGATCGCCGGCGGCATGGTCATCACAACAGACTACTCGCTGACCGTGAAGGCTGGCGCGTTCCCCAATTTGAAATACCCCGACGCCCTGACAGTGGACGGCGCGGCATACACGGTGCGCGAAGTTCGCGCCCAGGACGATGGCCGCTTTGCCACCGTCTACCTGTCGAAAGTTTGACATGGCAAGCAAGCGCGAAACAATCCTGACGGCCATTGTGGCGGCATTGGCTGGCACGACCGGCGTGGGTTCGCGCATCTACCGCAGCCGCGTCACGCCATTGGCCCGCGGCGAGTCGCCGGCCATCGTGGTGGAGCCGGTCAGCGACCAGGCAGAGCAAGACACGCTGGGCACGCTGATGTGGACCATGCAGGTGCGCGTGGCCATCATCGTGCGCGGCGACGTGGCGGACCAGATGGCCGACCCGATACTGATGGACGTGCATGCCAAGCTGATGGGAAGCACCGCGCTGAATGGCTACGTGATCGACCTGCTGCCGACGACCGTTGGCTTCGAGATGATCGACGCGGACCAGACCGCTGGCGTGGTTTCCGCTGAATACGCCGTCAAGTACCGCACAGCCTTGGCTTCATTGAGTTAAAATCGAAATACACCACGCGAGGTAATCACTATGGCCCTTCTTTCCCGCAAGCGCACAATTCTGGCTAAAACCGAAGTCACCTACGGCGTGGACCCTACGCCTACCGGATCGTCGAACGCCATCCTGGTGCGCAATCTTTCCATCACACCGCTTCAGGCCGAGATGGTCAGCCGCGACCTGGTGCGACCTTACCTTGGCGCATCCGAGCAGCTGATCGCGTCCAAGTACGTCGGCTGCGAGTTCGAGGTCGAGATGGCCGGATCTGGCACGGCTGGCACGGCGCCAGGCTACGGCCCGCTGCTGATGGCTTGCGGTTTTGAGGAGATCGAAAACGTTTCCGACGTCACCTACAACCCAGTATCTGCGGACTTCGGTTCAGCCACGATCTACTACAACGTCGACGGGGTGCTGCACAAGATCACGGGCGCCCGTGGCAACGTCGAGATGATGATCAACACCAGCCAGATCCCGGTGTTTAAATTCACGTTCACCGGCCTGTACAACGCTCCGAGCGATGCAGCAGCCCCGTCGGTCACTTACACACCCTTCCAGACCCCGCTGGCAGCCAACAGCAGCAACACAACCGGCTTCAGCCTGTTCAGCTACAGCGCCGCCATGGAGTCGCTGAGCCTTAACATGGGCAACGCGGTTACTTATCGGACGCTAATCGGCGCTGAAGACGTGCTAATGACGGACCGCGGCGTCACTGGCAGCGTGGTGTTTGAAGCCCCGACTATTGCCACCAAGGATTTCTTCACCTTGGCGTTAGGGAATACCCTTGGCGCGCTGGACATCACGCACGGCATCACGACCGGCAACAAGGTGCAGATCACTTCCAGCCGGGTCGACATTTCAAACCCAACCTACAGCGACAGCAACGGCATCCAGATGCTGAACCTACCGCTTACCTTGGTGCCAAGCACGCTGGGCAACGACGAAATCAGTATTGTGGTGAAGTAGAATAAACTCTGCCAACCGACCCGCCCGCGTGGCGGGTTTTTTCATTCAAGGAAACCATGTTCAAGATCGTACAAAACCCCACCTACACCTGGCCCGTCACCCTGGAGATTCCAACCGACGGCGGCAAGACCGAGAAGGCCACCTTCGACGCAGAGTTCAAGCGCCTGACGCAGAGCCGGGTCGAGGAGATCCGCGCATCGGTCGAGCGCGGCGAGATGCGCGACATTGACCTGGCTCGCGAGGCCATGGTCGGCTGGTCTGGCGTGGTCGACTCGGATGGCGCGGTGCCTTACAGCGAGTCTGGCCGCGACCAGCTGCTGGACATTCCCCAGGTCGCAAGCGCCATCGTCATGGCTTTGCTGAGCAGCATCTCAGGCGCCAAGCGAAAAAACTAACTGACGCCGCCCGCCATTGGGCGCAGGGCGGTGTTCAGGATGACAGCGCCGCCGACCTGGCAGCGTTCGGAGCGCCCGCCGAATTGATAGACCAAGCCGCAGACGATCCCGACAAGAACGCCTTCGGAGTTTGGGAGGATAACGCCGACGCGGTGCTCATGTTCTTACGCCTTCAAACGCAATGGCACGTCATCGCCGGCGCGTTCATCGGATTAAATTACCAGTCGGCGGAGTTCCTAATTAAAATACACAATGTGACCCACCCGATTGACATGATGGACGACCTGCAAGCCATGGAAGTGGCGGCGCTGAAGGTCATCAATAAGCGCAAGGATTAAGCTATGGCCATGGATATGAACGTCGCCCTGAAGATCAACGCAGGCGTAACTGGCCAGCAGTCGGTCGACCAACTGCGCACCGGCATGGATAAGCTGAACGGAGCGGCCGGATCTGTCAGCAAGGGCTTCGGCTTGGCGTCGATTGCCGTCAAAGGCTTCCTGGCGTTGCAGGCGGTTCGCGCTGTCTCAAACATGGGGCTGGCGGTCATCAACGTTGCCGATCAACTGGATGAAATGTCTGAGCGCACTGGCGTGGCAGTGGAAACGCTGTCTGAGCTTCAGTTTGCTGCAAAACTGAACGGCAGGAGTTTGGAGGATGTGCAGAATGCTTTGACCCGTGTTGCGGTTAAGGCAACTGAGGCCGCCACCGGAAATAAGACATCGGCGTTGGCCTTTGATGCTTTGAGCGTAAGCGTTAAAAACGCCGACGGGTCCATGCGGACATCGCTGGACATCACCGAAGACATTGGAGCGGCGTTCCGAGATATAACTGACCCAACACTAAAGGCTGCATTGGCCGTCGAGTTCTTTGGACGACAAGGCCCACTACTGGTTCCACTGATCGAGAAGATGGAAGAAACGCGGCAAGAAGCGCGCAATCTTGGCGGCGTCATTGGTGCGGACTTTGCAGCAAACTCAGCAGAATTCAACGACAACATCGACAAGATGACATTCATGGCGCAGGGGTTTGCTGCTGCGATAATGAAGGAAGTGGTTCCGTCCATGACGGGAATGTTTAAGGAATTCCAAGTTGGAATGAAGGTGTTCGGGTCATTCAGCAGCGCCCTGTATAACATAGGCAACACGAACCCATTTAAGACGCCCGCAAAACAAGCCGAGGCTTACACGCAAGAGGTCGCAGACCTATCAGCCAGCATCAAGGAATTGGACGCGACCGGGAACTGGTACGACCGGCGCAACGCCAACCGCATGCGCGGCGAACTGGAGACAGCCCAGAAACTGGCGCAATACTTTCGCGAAATCGCCGGCATCAAGGAAGTGGGCGGCGGCCGCGGGTTCGTTAACCCTGAAATGCCCAAGACGGCCCAGCCGGATTCGGCGGCTATTCTTGCAAAGCTGGCCGGGTCGAAAGCGGCCGAGGAAGCTGAGAAGGCCGCGACCAAAGCCGCCGAAGAACGAATTCAAGTCCTCAAGACATTAAGCGATGAGGTCGTTAAACTGACTTACGGCGAGGAAGCCCTGACGCTGGCCAAGCTGCGGGACTTGGGCGCCACGCCCAAGCAGATCGAGCAAGCCCAGCAGCTGATGCGCGAGCGCGCCGGACTGAAGGCTTCCGACCGTGAAATGGATGAGGCCATCAAGGAAAACACCAAGCTGACCGAGGACGCCACGCGCGCGAAGGAACGGCTGGCCGAAGCAGGTAAGCGCCTGTTTGAAGAAACCCGAACGCCATCCGAAAAGCTGAACATTGAATTGGCCAGGCTGAACGACCTACTGGGACGGGGCGCAATCAACTGGGACGTTTACAGCCGTGCCGTGTTCAACGCACAGGACGAATTTGACGCTTTGTCAGTCAAGGGCAAGGATTCAATGCAAGAACTGAAGGACGCGGTCGACGGCTGGGGCCGCCAGGCGACCGACGCCTTCGTGGACTTCGCGTTCGGTGCCAAGGCTTCATTTGGTGACATGGTCAGCAGCATCCTGAAGGACATCGCCCGCATGGTCATGCAGACGCTACTGATGGCGCCGCTGATGGCTGCCATCAAAGGTTTTCTTCCAACAGCCTTCGCAGGCGGCGGCGTCATGACCGGCGACGGCCCTGCCCCGCTGAAGAAATACGCAAATGGCGGCATCGCCAACACCCCGCAGCTGGCGCTGTTCGGTGAAGGCAGCATGCCCGAGGCTTACGTGCCACTGCCAGACGGCCGGACCATCCCGGTGACAATGGAGGGCGGCGGAGGCGGTGGCACCAACAACGTGACGGTGAACGTCAGCGTCGAGTCCGGCGGTACGGATGCAACAGCAACTGCAAGCGGCGCCGCTCAGCTTGGCAAGGCCATTGCTGGCGCGGTTCGTATGGAATTAATGAACCAAAAACGGCCCGGCGGGCTACTGGCGGCATAAATGGCAACCTTTGAATTCACCCCGGATTTTGGCAGCCAGGCCAACTACAAGCCCCGCGTTCGTATGGCGCAATTCGGAGACGGCTACCAGCAGCGGGTGGCCGATGGCATCAACACCAGCCCAGCGACCTGGCCGCTGGCGTTCACCAACCGAGACGACACCGAGCGCGACGGCATCCTGTCGTTCCTGGTGGCGCGCAACGGCGTCGAGTCGTTCGACTGGACCCCACCATTTGGCGGCGCATCCATCAAGGTGACGTGCGCGGAGTGGGACTGGACGCCGGCCCGGTTCAACGTGAACACCATCACGGCGACCTTCATGCAGGTGTTCGAGCCATGATCGAAACCGACATCCAAAAGCTGGAGCCTAGCGCCATCGTCGAGTTATTCGAGGTGGATCTGACGCCCTACGGCGGCGAGTTGCTGCGGTTTCATGCCGGCACCAACGAGCTACGCGCGGCTGTGACCTGGGCGGGCAACGCTTACACAGCCTTCCCGGTGGCGGCTTCCGGCTTTGAGTTCAACGGCCAAGGCCAGGCGCCACGCCCCAAGCTGTTGGTTTCCAATGTGATCGGGTCCATCACCGCGCTGGTGCTGCAATTCGACGACCTGGTGGGAGCCAAGGTTACACGCCGGCGCACGCTGGCCAAGTACCTGGACGCGGTGAACTTCCCCGGCGGCGTCAACCCGAGCGCAGACCCTACCGCTGAATTCCCGGCTGACGTCTTCTACATTGACCGCAAGGCCAATGAGAACAACGAGTTTGTCGAGTTTGAACTGGCGCCAGCCATGGACGTGACCGGCGTCATGCTGCCCCGTCGCCAGATCATCCAGAATATTTGCCCCTGGAAGTATCGCGGCGCAGAGTGCGGCTACACGGGCACGGCGTTTTTCGACAGCAGCGACCAGCCCGTGACCAATGATTACCAGGACGTTTGTGGCAAGCGCCTGTCGTCATGCCAGGTGCGGTTTGGCCAGTTCGCCGAGCTTCCCTATGGCGGCTTTCCTGCTGCCGGACTGTTCCGCGCATGACCGATTGGCGCGCGGACGCACTACAGCACGCCCTGAACGATGCACCGCGCGAGGCTTGCGGCCTGGTGGTGGTGCGCAAAGGCCGCGAGGTCTACCGGCCCTGCCGCAATATGGCGGTGCAGACCGACCAGTTCGTGCTGTGCCCCGAGGACTACGACGCAGCCGATGCCGAGGGCGAGATTGTGGCGGTGGTTCATTCCCACCCCAACGCATCGCCCAAGCCCTCCCAAGCCGACCAGGTTTCCTGTGAGGCCACCGGCCTGGAGTGGCACATCGTCAATGTGCCCACCGGCAACTGGCACAGCTTCAAGCCGACGGGTTACGTTGCGCCGTTGGTCGGCCGCGTGTTTAGCCATGGCGTGCTGGACTGCTACGCCATCATCCGCGACTGGTACAAGCAGGACCGCAGCATTGATCTGCCGGACTTCGAGCGCCATGACGGGTGGTGGGGCCAAGGCCAGAACCTGTACCTGGACAACTTCGGCAAGGCTGGCTTTGAGCGATGCACTGACCTGCACGACGGCGCTGTTCTGCTGATGCAGATCGGCAGCCCGGTGCCGAACCATGCGGCGATATACCTGGGCGATAATATGGTTATCCACCACCTACAGGGCAGGCTTTCGAGCCGCGATATGTACGGCGGTTACTGGCAAAAGCACACCACGCACATCCTTCGATACACAGGGCGCGCCGCATGAAAACGATCATCCTACAGGGCCAGCTGGGCAAGCTATTCGGGCGCAAGCACCGGCTGGCAGTCAAGACCGCCGGCGAGGCTGTACGCGCCCTGATCGCAAACTTCCCGGCTATCGAGCGTTACCTGATCGAAACCAAGAACGTCGGCTACCGAATCAAGCTGCACGACGTGCCGCTGTTCAAGACCGAGGAAATGCACTACCCGGTCGGTGGCCCAACCATCACGATCACGCCGGTGATCGCTGGCGCCAAGAGCGTGCTGGGTCAGATCCTGATCGGCGTTGCTGTCGTCGGTCTGGCGTTCGCCACTGGCGGCGCATCACTTGCGGCGACCGGCGTCGTTTTCGGCGGCCTTGCTGGGCAGATCGCTTTCGGCATCGGCGTCAGCCTGATCCTGGGCGGCGTTGCGCAGATGCTAGCGCCAACCCCAAAGGCCGGCGACCCATCCGAGCGGCCCGAGAACAAGCCCAGCTATAACTTCAACGGCCCGGTGAACACCACGGCCCAAGGCCAGCCCGTGCCCATCGGCTACGGCCGCCTGTTGGTCGGTGGTGCCGTTATCAGCGCCGGCCTGACCACTGAGGAAATCCCTGTATGACGAGAATTATTGGCGCTGGCGGTGGTGGCAAAGGCGGCGGCGGAGGTGGCTCTGTAAGAGTTGCGGTCGAGGCTAAGGACAGCCTGCGGTCCAAAGCGTTCGCCAAGCTGGTAGACCTTATCGGTGAAGGCGAGATCGGCGGCTTGGTCAATGGCCTTAAATCGGTCTACTTAGACGGCACACCAATCGAAAATTCTGACGGCAGCAGAAACTTTACTGGCTTTGAGCTTGACGCCAGAAACGGATCACAATCACAGTCGTACATTCCTAACCAACCTAGCGTAGAGAACGCTACACAAGTCGGCGCAGAGGTTAAATTCGACGTACCCGTCACGCGGACAATCTCAAATGCTACCGTAGATGCCGCCAGGATCACCATCGCCATCCCGCAGCTGACTAGCCAGAACAAAGAAAACGGCGACATCAACGGATCGACTATCCAGTACGCCATCGACCTGCAAAGCAATGGCGGAGGCTTCGCGCAGGTTGCGCTTGATAATGTTACCGGCAAGACGACCAGCCGCTACCAGCGCAGCTACCGAATTGAACTAACTGGCAGTGCGCCTTGGGAAATTCGGGTTCGACGGCTTACTGCTGACAGCACATCGTCGGCTTTGCAGAACAAGACATTTTTCGACACCTACACCGAGATCATCGACGCCAAGCTGCGGTATCCGAATAGCGCGCTGGTGGGCATGAAGATCGACAGCAGCCAGTTCCAGAGCATCCCAACCCGCGGCTACGATGTGAAGCTGCTGAAGGTCAAGCTGCCATCGAACTACAACCCGACGACCCGCGCCTACACCGGCACCTGGGACGGCACGTTTCAGGTGGCATGGTCGGACAATCCCGCCTGGTGCTTTTATGACCTGGTGACAACTGAACGCTACGGCTTGGGCAGCTTCATCGACGAAGATCAGGTCGACAAGTGGGCCATGTATCAGATCGGCCGCTACTGCGACGAACTGGTGGATGACGGGCTGGGCGGCACCGAGCCACGCTTCACGTGTAACTTCTACCTTCAGACCCGCGCCGAGGCTTACAAGGTTTTGCAGGACTTCGCGTCCATCTTCCGCGGTATGGCGTTTTGGTCAAGCGGTGCCATCACAGCCGTGCAGGACGCACCCAGCGACGCCGTGGCGCTGTTCACCGCAGCCAATGTGATCGGCGGCAAGTTCAATTATTCGGGCAGCGCCCTGCGCGCCAGGCACACCGTCGCACTGGTGACGTGGAACGACCCCGAGTCACTGTTCCAGCAGAAAGTTGAGTACGTCGAGGACGCGGAGTCCATCAACCGCTACGGCGTCAACCAGACCGAGATCGTTGCTGTCGGCTGCACCAGCCGGGGCCAAGCCAACCGCGTCGGCAGGTGGCTGTTGTTTTCCGAACGCTTTGAAACCGAGACGGTGCAATTCCAGGTGGGGCTGGATGGCGCAGTGGCACGGCCTGGCCAAGTCATCAAGGTGGCGGACGCTACCCGAGCCGGCGGCCGGTTTGGCGGTCGTATCAGTGCATCCACGACCACCGCGCTGACACTGGACCGCGTGCCAACATCAGCAACCCCAGGCTGGGAGATCCACGCCATGCTGCCCGACGGCGCCATGCAGACGCGCACCGTCGCCAGCATTGCCGGCCGAGTGGTTACGGTCACGGTCGCATTCAGCCAGGCGCCAACGACACAGGGGATCTGGGTTCTGTCGGCTGAAACCGTGCAGGCGCAGACCTTCCGCGTGATCGCCGTGAGCGAGGACGCCGAGTCCAAGAACTACAACATCACCGCGCTGAAGCACGACCCCAATAAGTACGCGGCCATCGAAACCGGCTTGGTGCTGCAACCGCGCGACATCACGCTGCTGAACGACATCCCGGCAGCGCCATCCGGTCTTGAGCTATCCGAAAGCCTTTACACCTACCAGGCGGAGGTCCGGTCCAAGATCAATATCGGCTGGCTGGAGTCAGACGGGATCTACAAATATTACGTCGATTGGCGCAAGGACGCAGGCAACTGGGAGCGCATCGAAACCGCAAACACCGACGTCGAGCTGCTGAACACGACGCCCGGCACGTACGACGTGAAAGTCTACTCAGCCAACCCTGGCAACATGGCGAGCGCCAATTTTGCCGAAGCAACCATCGACGCATTAGGCAAGACCGCGCCGCCATCCAACGTTACCGGCCTGACGTCCATTCTGGACCCGAGCCTGGGCGTTACGCTGTCATGGAATTCCATCACAGACCTGGATCTGGACGTCTACGAAGTCCGCACCGGCGCAAGCTGGGACGCCGGGACGCTGCTGGGTGACGTGAAGGGCAGCACCCTGAAGGTCGGTTATATCGTGGCAGGCAGTGCGACTTACTGGGTCAAGGCGCTGGACACATCCGGCGTCTACAGTGCCACGGCGGCATCGACCGTGGTGGCCACCACCGCAGCGTCAGCGCCAACCGTGTCGGCTGTGTTCGCTGGCGAGAACGTGGTGCTGAACTGGGCAGCGGTGCAGGGTTCGCTAGCGACGGCGCAGTACGAGATCCGCTACGGCGCGAGCTACGCAGCCGGCGTGTCGCTGGGAACCATCAAGGGCACAACGTTTGCAGCCAAGGCCCAGTGGTCCGGCACCCGCACGTTCTGGGTGGCAGCTGTTGACCTGGCCAACAACGTGGGCGCCGCTGGCCAAGCCACCGCCACCATTAACCCGCCCGTCAGCATCACGCTGACGCAGGAGGTGGTCGACAACAACGTGCTGCTGCGCTGGACGGATGCGGCGGCAACGATCCCGATTGACTTCTACGAGCTTCGCCGCGGCGCCACTTGGGTCGGGGCCACGCCCATCGGTCGGGTCAGCGCGCGGTTCTCTGCTATTTTTGAAAGTGCTGGCGGCCTGCTGACCTACTGGGTGACGGGTTACGACCTGGCGGGCAACGAGGGCACGCCATCAAGCATCGTGGCCCTGGTCAACCAGCCGCCGGATTATCAGCTTCAGTACAACGCGGACAGCACGTTCACCGGCACGAAGACCAATTTCGTCCCTGACGTTGGTGGTTTCCTGACGCCGGTATCTGGCACCGAGACATGGCAGGCGCACTTCACGACCAGGGGCTGGACCACGCCGCAGGACCAGATCACAGCAGGCTTTCCGGTCTACGCCATGCCGAGCCAGGACACCGGCAGCTACGAGGAAACCGTTGACTACGGCACGGTGCTGGCAGCCACCAAGATCAGCGCGACGCTCAGCTACACCGTGGCAGCGGGCACGCCCGTAATCACCCCGACCATCAGCGTGCGCAAGCTGGCGACAGATCCGTGGACCGATTTCGCTGGAGTGTCGTCCGCGTTCGTCACTGACTTCCAGTTTGCGAAGGTAAAATATGACTTTGCAAGCTCTGGCGGTGATGACCTGGTGCAGATCATTGGCCTGAACATTCGGTTTGATGTGAAGCTGCGAAACGATGCCGGCGTGGCAGCGGTCAGCAGCGGCACGGTAGGCGGCACGGTGGTTGCGTTTAATGTGCCGTTCGTGGACGTGCAGAGTATTACCGTGACGCCCAAGGGCACCACGCCGACCATTGCGGTTTATGATTTCGTGGACATACTGAATCCGACGAGCTTTAAAATTTTGTTATTCGACACGGCAGGATCTCGCATCGCGGGTGATGTCAGCTGGTCGGTCAAGGGGATATAAATGGCAAACTGGTCGCTTCCAGCACTCACAAGCAGTTACACGAATTTCGTCGATGAGGTGAAGAACCGCGACACCGACCAGGCTCTGGGGTTCGACCCCGCGCTGATCACCCCGACCAACCTGCCGACCAATACTATCCGCTGGAGCAGCGCCGGGTCCAAGTGGCAGAAGTACAACGGCAGCACCTGGGCGGATCTGTCGGCCGCTTACGCAATCGCCATCACCGGCAACGCTGGCACAGCCACCGCGCTGGCGACTGCACGCACCATCAACGGCGTGTCGTTCAACGGCACCGCCAACATCAGCGTGAACACGGCGCAGCTGCTGACCATCAACAACGGCGGCGCAGGTGCTGCCAGCGGTTCGACGTTCAACGGCGGCACGGCCATCACGGTCAGCTACAACACGGTGGGCGCACCAAGCATTACCGGCGCCAACGCCAGCGGGTCATGGGGCATCAACGTTACCGGCACCGCGGCCAACATCACGGGCACGGCAGCCATCGCCAACGGCGGCACAGGCCAGACGACGGCTGACGCTGCCCTGGTGGCATTGGGTGAGCGCACAGGGTCGACCGGCGCCCTGGTGACGCCAACAGGCACGACAGCGCAACGCCCCACGCCAGTGACTGGGCATCTACGGTTCAATACCACGCTGAGCAAGCCCGAGGTCTACAACGGCAGCGCCTGGGGCAGCGTTGGCGGCGGAGCGACTGGCGGCGGTGCTGATGAAATATTCATTGAGAACGGCCAAACGGTTGCCACAAGTTATACTATCGGCGCGTCTAAAAACGCGATGTCCACCGGGCCGGTGAATGTAGCCGACGGTGTTATTGTTACCGTACCAAGCGGCAGCCGCTGGGTGGTGCTTTGAACCGGAGACTTTTATGCCTATCGTCTTGGATGGAACCAACGGCGTGACAACACCAGTGATTACCGCCGGCAACATCGTCGGCCAGGTCTGTTTCTTCGGCATGACTACGCCGCCCACGGGCTTCCTGTCATGCAACGGTGCGGCGGTATCCCGCGCAACCTACGCCAGCCTGTTCGCCGCTATCGGCACGACCTACGGCGCAGGTGACGGTTCAACCACGTTTGCCGTGCCGGATCTTCGCGGCGAGTTCGTGCGCGGGCTGGATTCCGGCCGCGGCATTGACCCAAGCAGGGCAGTCGGCAGCGCCCAGGCGCAGGAGGTGGAAAATCACGGGCATCCATACCGTGCCAGCTATGCGGCGCAGGGTGGCGCGCAATCGTCTTCCACCGGCGGCTTCATGCACTACACAAACACCGTATCAACGCGGCCATCTTTCACCGGCACACCAGCCAACACCCAAGGCCAAGGCATTGGCGGAAACGGTGGCGTTGAAACCCGACCCCGCAACGTGGCGCTATTAGCCTGCATCAAATTTTAAGGACAACTGAATGAGTAAAATTGCACTATCCAGCAACCCGCTAGGCAGCGGGACGTTCACCGTCGCCAGCCCGAACAGCAATACGAACCGGACGCTTACGCTGCCGGACGTTACAGCCACACTGATTACTGATTCAGCGGGGGGTTTGAATATCGGTAACGGGCAGTTGGTGAAGGATGCCTCTGGAAAAGTGGGGATTGGGACGACATCTTTGTCTGAAAAGCTGAACATTTCTACGGACAGCTCAATTACAGACCCTTTCTCTTTTGTTGACACCCGGGTGGGCTTTGAACGATCTTGGGTAATTGGCCCGGGCGTCGGTGGCGTTGGTGCTTTTGTTTTCCGAGATAGATCCGCATCTCAAAATAGATTTCAAATCCAAAGTGATGGAGAATTACAAAGTTGGTGTGTAAACGCCGTTCGCCCTCAATATGCCTGCCGAGCTTGGGTTAACTTCAACGGCACGGGCACTGTGGCTATTCGGGCTAGTGGAAATGTGTCGAGCATTACTGATAATGGCAGGGGTGATTACACGGTGAACATGGTGACTAGTATGCCGGATTCAAATTATTCAGTTGTGGCCATGGGACGTTCAAATACTAGCGCATACGGACAGTCTTGGTCTACTAACGTGAGTCAGTTAACTACTCCAACAGTAAGTGCTTTTCGTCTTGTTAACTCTTTTCAAGACGATAATAGCAATTCTGTTACTTATGAAGACTCGGACTATATGTTTGCTCAGGTTGTTCGATAATTAGGAGTCACAAATGAACAAACGCATAATCTACAAAACCCCAGAAGGCGGCGTCGCCGTCATCATCCCAGCCGACACCATCGAAGCCTGCATGAAGGACATCCCCGAGGGCGCTGAGTTCGCCATTGTGGACACCGCAGACATTCCAGAAGACCGCACGTTTCGCGCAGCATGGGAATTTTCAGCATGATCGCCATCAACATCAACAAAGCCAGAGCAATCACCCATGATCTGCGCCGGGCAGCCCGGTCTGATGAACTTGCGCCACTCGATGCAGTTATCGCCAAGCAGATACCCGGCACTGATGCAGAAACAGCAGAAGCCAGCCGTCAGGTTATCCGTGACAAATATGCTGAAACTCAGGCGGCTATCGACGCCGCTACTGATGTGGCTGCGCTTAAAACTATTGTGGAGACTCTTTAAATGGCTAACGGAACTATTGCAGCAAGTCAGTTAGAGATGCTGACGCAGAGCGGCACTGGCATTGTCACCATTATTCCGCCAAATACAAACACGAACCGAACGCTTACGCTGCCGGATGTTACTGGAACGGTGACAACGCTGGGGACGATAATAACTCTTGCTGCTGCTGTCGCATCTACATCGGGAACGGCTATTGATTTTACTGGCATCCCGTCTTGGGCTAAGCGGATTACTGTGATGTTTAGTGGAGTTGGCACTACGGGAACTAGCCTATTGCTATTGCAAATTGGAAGCTCTGCCGGTGTAGAAAGTGCAGGTTATCAATCAGCATCTAACTATTCTACAACTACAGCAGGAAGTGCTTTTGGTTCTGGTTTTTATATAACGGCAGTCGTTCCTGCGGCGAGTGTAATATTTAGCGGAGCTATTACAATTTCCTTGTTTAATTCCAATATTTATACGCAAGTCGGAAATATTTGTGACGATGGACAGCGCGTTAGTTCAAGCAGTGGTAGAAAATCGTTATCTGGTGTTCTTGATCGCGTCCGCGTCACCACATTAAACGGTACTGACACCTTTGATGCTGGCTTAATTAATATTATGTATGAAGGCTAATATGGAAAGAATTGAAGTAAATGTAACTACTAATGAGCAGCACGTTATTGACCTGACAGAAGACGAGATTGCTAGCCTACCTATCCCAGTATTTCCAACTTACCAAGAACTACGTGCAGCAGCTTACCCGCCTATTGGCGACCAGCTAGATGCCATGTGGAAAGGTGGGGAAGACGAAGCTGCCATGCATGAAACTATTCTTGCGGTCAAAGCAGAGTTCCCCAAGGCATGATCTACGCCCTACTGATCGCCCTGGGCAGCACTTACGCCCTGTGGATCTTCTACCTGGCGGTGATGGGCTTGAAGCGCGCCAAGGACGCCGGGCTGCTGACCACGACCGCGAAGGTGCTGGGCTACCCGGTTTTGATCGTGGGTTACGTGCTGGACTGCTTTGTCAATGTCACGGTCTTGACCGTGTTGCTGGCTGAGATCCCGCAGGAGACAACGGTCACAGCCAGGCTGAAGCGGCACAACCAGGCCACCGGCGGATGGCGCAAGTCCGTCGCGCTGTGGGCTGAGCCGTTGCTGGACCCTTACGATCCGAGCGGGAACCATATCTAAGTCCGTAAACATACCGGCATTTACTAACGTCCCTGCTGTGGTTCGGCTAAAATATGCCAAACCAATCAGGGGCATTTTTTTTATGAATTCACAGAACACCACCGTGGAGGCTGGGGTCGCTATCCTGGCCAAAGCGGCACCGCCGGCGACCGTTTCTATTGCTTCGCTGTCGGGGGTTCCGGTCAGTGACCTGGTGCTGTGGGCTACGCTGATCTACACGGTGCTGATGATCGGGCATAAGCTCTGGCAGATCTACCAGGGCGCCCGCAGGCCATGAGCCGCACCAAGGTCGCCGCGCTGGTGCTGAGTGCTTCCGCCATGGTGGGCATTCTTATGCACGAAGGCTACAGCGACCGCGCCATCATCCCGGTGCCAGGCGACGTGCCGACCATCGGCTTTGGCACCACCCAAGGCGTCAAGCCTGGCGACCGGACAACGCCGCCCCGCGCGTTACAGCGGGCACTGAATGACCTGTACACATTCGACGGCGCGCTCAAGCGTTGCGTCACTGCCCCACTGGCGCAGCACGAATACGATGCTTTTCTGTCTCTTTCTTACAACATAGGCAGCACAGCGTTCTGCGGGTCTACCCTGGTTCGCAAGCTGAACGCCGGAGACTATGCCGGCGCCTGCCTGGAGATCCTGCGCTGGGATAAATTCAAGGGCGCCGCGCTGCCAGGTCTGACGAACCGGCGCCTGGCTGAGTTCAAGCAGTGCCGAGGCCCGCAGTGATCCGCCTGGTGGCTATCACCGCCATGGTCGCCGCAGCCCTTGGCGCTGCCGGTGGCTGGCACGTTCAAGGCTTGCGGCTTGGTGCCCAGCTGGATGCGCAGCGGGCAGAGTTTACCGCCACCACGGCAGCCGCTGAGCGCAGCGCCCAGGAGCAGGAGCGCAAGTTAAACGCAACCATTCAAGAGGCCCGCAATGCAGCTGCCAGACGTGAGACGAATTACCGGCGTGATGGCGATGCTCTGCGGGCTGAGCTTAGCTGGCTGCGCGACGAAACCGCCGATGCAGTCCGTAGTCTGCCCGAAGTTCCCACCGTTGCCACAAGTAGTAGAGCCGCAACCGCCATCAAGCTATTTGAACAGTGCGCAATCGAATATGATAAAATGGCGCGCCACGCTCAAGGGCACGCCAACGACGCCCTAATGCTACAGGACGCCTGGCCGAAGTAATCAGCGGCGCGCCATGAGCTTGGCGGCACGCTCTGCCAGGGTGGCGCAGTCGACGCACACAGTCAGCCCAAGATCACGCCGAAGCCGTGGCATTGGGTCTTCACATTCCCCGCAAAACTCAGGCCCGCCGGTGCGCTGTCGTGAACGCATCTCAGCCAGCCTGATGTCAAGGTCGCGCTGCATACTATCGTTTGCTATGTCGGCTTCATCCATGACCCGATTGTAATGTGCTGCCGAGCCAAGCGGACCATTTATCCATGGCTTCCCGCATCTGCCCGCTGTAGTCGCTGCGGTCGTAGTGGATGCTTCCCGTGTCCGTCTTGGCGTGCTGCTGGATGAGGTCGCGGGTGAAGCGGTCCACGCCGGCGTCGTGCGCGCGAGACTTCCAGGTGCGGCGGAGGTCGCGGGTTTGGAAATGCGGCATCGTCTGGCCTTTGAGCCATCGACCAATGGCCCGGTTTATGACCTGGTGTTCGATAACGTCACCCTTCAGCCCCACGAACAGGAACCCGGTCGGGCGCCTAGCCAGCAGCTGGCGGAACAGTTCCAGCGACATCTCGGACAACGGCACTTCATGCGGCGCAATACCCATTTTGGTCTTTTCGGCTGGCATGCGCCAAACCTTATCGACCAGATCCACTTCGTGCGCTTCAACCCGCAGGAGTTCCAGCACCCGCTGGCCGGTGCAGAGCAGCAGCCGAACCGCTGCCGCCGTCTCGAAAGCAAAGCGGTCGTCAGTGAACCCGTGCCAAAGCTGGGCTATCTCAGCCGCCGTCAGTGCCCGGTCGCGCGGCTTGCTGGCGCCGGTATCCTTTGGCACGGCTTGGGCTGGGTTCGACTTGATGCCCCAAGCCTGGCGCAACTCCTGCCTGTAGTCATGCGCGGACTTCATGCCGAAATTGAACGCGGCGGACAGGTAGGCCCGCACCCGGTCAGCGGATACCGGCGTTCCGGCCGCGTACATCTTGCCCAGGTATGCCGAGAGATCCGAGGCGTCGATCTCACCGGCCAGGCGGTGGCCACCCATGGCGTCGGCTGCATACCCGAGGCACCGGCGCACTTCCTTGGCGGAGGTCTTCCCGTCGGCTTCCATGCGGTCGCAATAGGCATCGAACAGCCGCTTCAGCGTTGGCCGCTCTGCCGTGGTGATGTGGACGCGCGGGTTCTTCCCGGCTGAGAGGGTATCCCTGACCTGCACTTCGTAAAGCTGCCGGGCGGTCGCCAGGCTAATGCTGGGGTACGGTCCAAGCGGCTTGCGCTTGCGCTTCCCGTCTTCCCACCATTGGCCGTACCAGTTGGCGGTGCAGCCTTCCGCGCGGCGGCGGACAACCAGCACCAGCGACCCGGCGCCCTTGCTGCCAGATCCGTCGTTCAGGACCGTTTCAGCAGTGCATTTTTTGATGGCGGCGTCGATCTGGCGCGGCGAGAGCATGGCAATCCCTTGGGGTATGGTTTGGGGTACGGTATGAACCCCGGCCGAACGCTTCGGCCTGCCAATGCTTTACCTCACAACATCCCGCAAAGTCCACGTTTTCCGGTGCTTTCTGAGGGTTTCCAATGATGCGGCATGACGCCGACTGTATGCCTACTTTCCGACTTTTAATCAGAGGGCTGTTGGTTCGATTCCAACCGGGCTCACCATTTAACTTCAAACACTTAGCCCACAAACAAAAACCCCAGCCGACTGGGCTGGGGTATGGTTTGGGGTACGGTTTAGAGTTTCATCACTCTTTTATCCCCAGAGTTCTCGCAACCTCCCAAGAGATCACGCCGTCAAGGGCATACAGAACGCGGCCGCCGATCTTGGTGTACTGCGGCCCGTCTCCAATGCTGCGCCAGTTGGCCAGGGTTCGGATCGTGATGGTTCGCTTGTATCGTTCGACAAGCTCTGAAGGGGTTAAATAATGCATTGTTGTTTCCGCCATGAAATTTCCGATTCTCAAAACACATCACGCTTAAGTACTGCCCCACCGGCGGCGGTTTCTTCCGCCTTGCCCATCCCTTCGTTTGCCTGTTGTGAGTTCAACGCCAGAACAGCGTCCGGCGCATCGGCGTTACCGATTTTCCGCTGTTCGTCGTAGGAGGCCGCGCTGGCCTTCAGTTGATTTTTGAAACCTTCGCCAAGTGCCTTTTGGACAGACACAGGAGCGGCTGACCAAGCCACGCCGAGAGCCTTCAGGCCGCGTTCGGTGGCGTTCAGTAGCAGGCCGCGGTGGTGTTCAATCGCCGGGTCGACAGCCGTTCCGCCGTCTACCCACTGCCTTAGCGCCAAACCGTCCGCAGCGCCAATGTATCCTTGGCTGCGGCCTAGCACCGTCTGCAACTCAGCCGGGCACTTGAGAACATCCTGGCGCACGCCTTGGTCGTGCATCATTAGGCTGACCGTCGCTTCGTAGGAGAAGTTCTTTTCTTGGATCGGCTGGATGCCCAGCTTGATCGGCGCCTTGGGATCGCTGAAGTCGACTTTCTCACGCGCCCTGGTGCAGGCGATGATGTGCGCCGGCGACTGGAGCATGTACGTCATGAACCGCTTATGCTCAGCCTTGGCGCGCTTCCAGTCAGGAAACCTGGACTGGTTCGCTATCCATTCGCAGCCACCCTCAGACTCCCAGCCGTGGCTTACCGAGTCGATGACGATCACTTCGGCGCCACCCTGCACCGCCGCTTCAATGGCTTCGATGTATCGGGCTGGGCTGAACGGTGCATAGAAATCAATGATGTTGAACGGTTGCGGTAAGGCATTAGCGTAGAGACTGCCACGGCGGTTTTCGGTATCAATTAATATCACTTTATCGGCATTGTTGCCGGTCAGCCCGTAGGCCAGCTGCAAGGCGGTGTAAGTCTTGCCAGAACCGGACACGCCGGACAGTTGGATGAGGAGACGCGCGCCCTGGCGTTGGGCTTTTCTGATTTCAAAGGACATATTGGCTTTCAAGTGGTGGGGAGATTGTCGTTCACGGCCTTCATGGCCCAGGCTGGCACGCCAAGCGGAAGCACGTCGGTCGCGTAGCCAGGCCAGTGGCCGGCTGCCAGGCAGTTGGCGTACACCCGCAACAGCTTGCGGTACTCAGCCCGGCCGATCTGGAGCATGGCGTCGTCGGCATAGTAGAACGCGGAGGCGTACGGCGCTGACTTTTCAAAGGCGGCGAACACGAACGCATCGGGACGCTGCCCGGTCGCCTGTTCCACGCCGTCCATGTACCAGGCGGCCTGTACCCAGTAGCGGTACGTCCAAGCTGAGCGCGCGAACCCTTCGACGCTGGCGTCTTCGGTGGACTTGAGATCCACCACCAGCGGCAAGCCCAGCCAGTCCGGCCGGCACTTGCACAGCACGCCGGTTTCTTCGTCGGTCCAATAGCATGACAGTTCAGCCTGGCCGGTCGAGAACACTTTGACCGCCGTCGGGTGGCTACGCACCTGTTCAGCGATTCGGATGCAGACCTGGGCGTCTTCGTTTGAGATCAACTCAGCGCCAGCAGCTGCGGCAGCGTCTTCAGCTTCCACCCACATCGCTTTACCGTCCTTCGTGCGGCGGTCGACAGCTGGCGCTACGTGGTGCCGATTCGCAAACTCGCCAGGTTCAAGCACCGCCGTATGGATGGCAGTGCCCAGCCGCATGCTGG